CAAATGCTGCAACAACTTCAGCAAGAGAATACGCAACTCAAGCTTGACAAGACAATTGAATTTAAGAAGTTGGAGATCCAGTCTTATGACGCAGAAACGAAGCGTATTGCAGCACTTAATCAGGATCGTGGAACTGAGTCTCCTAGTGATATGGATGCGCTTGATAAGCTTCTTGAAGGGGCTAAGACTGTAGACGAACATGATATTCAACGTGCTCAGCTAGAACATTCCATTGTTACAGACCATATGAAACTTGGTCTTGAAAGTAGAAAACTTGATCTGCAAGCCCAGCAAGCTGCAAACCAGCATGAAATGGCTCAGAAAACACTATCGGCTCGACCCAAACCAACCGCTCAATCCGGTGGGTCGAAATAGCTGCAATTCGGAAGAGCAAACGGTTAAAGGACCGCAATACCTAAATGAGTGAGACAGAAGTAACTACCGAAGTACAATTTGAAGATAGTGATGATCTTGACGTCTTTGAGGCTGGCTTCTTTGGTCAGAAGTCCAAAGTCGAAGTAAAAGTTGAACCGACCAGTTCGACCACGGAACAAGAAACTTCAGACGAGACTGATGTAGATACTACGACTCAAACTGACGAGGAGGACGAAGCTGAACTTCAAAAGGTAGTCGATGAGACACCCAAGAAGAAGACTGTCCAAGATCGTATTGATGAGGTTGTACGTCAACGTGAAGATATTCGAAGGGAGGCTGCCGCTGAGGTTGCCAAGCTTCGACAAGAAGTAGAAGATCTAAAGAAGGGTCTTAATCCGGTCAAACCTGTAGTGGAAGCTGCAGAACCGAAGCCGGACGCCCTGGACAAAGATGGTAATGCCATTTATGGCCTCGGTGAGTTCGATCCGCAGTACATTCGGGACCTTACCCGGTTCACTCTTAATGAAGAGCGAGCGAAGGCTGACGCTGAGACTGCTCAAGCTCAACGCCAGACTGCGATGCAACAAGAGCAACAAACCCTCCAGACCAGCTGGAATACTAAACTATCTGAGGCTACTAAGGAATACCCAGATCTTACTGAAAAAGGTCAAGCACTCCTGGCTAACTTCAATAACCTTGATCCCAACTATGCTGGTTATCTATCTACTGTCTTGATGTCTATGGACAAAGGTCCTGACGTCTTGTATTACCTTAGTAATCATCCAGAAGAAGCGACTGCAATCGTAAATAGTGGCGCACAGAAAGCTACCCTCGCCCTAGGTCGGATTGAGGCACGATTCCTCCAGGATGAACAAGTTGCCCCGAAGCCGAGGGTTTCTAAAGCTCCACCCCCGCCGCCTAAGAACGTGCAGGCTCGTGGAACTAATGGTGCTTTCATCGAGGTAGCTCCCGACACTGATGATCTCGACGCGTTCTCGAAAGCTTTCTTTACGCCTCGAAAATACTAACACACTCATAAAAGGAAATATTGTCTATGACTACTGGTGGCGCTAATGTCTCAGTTGATCAGGCAAAACTGGTTCTTAACTCGTTTGCCGCGATCTTCCAAAATAACCTGACTTCTGCCGAACTTGTTACGTGGCGGAAGTTTGATAATGAAATGAATGACCGAAATGCTTTGACTGTCGTCGAGCAGGTTGTGCCCCGCTATCTGGTGACTCACACTACCAATGGCGTCAATAACCTCACGACTAATGACGTTCAAAACACTGTGTTCGGTTCGCAACAATATAAGATCCAAGACGTCTTCGGATCGTCCATGGGTTGGCAAGACTTCGTGAAGATTCGCGATTTGGGTGCTGCTCGTGAGTCTGAAGCCCTTAAGGGCGCTGCTCTGAACCTTGCGGAACAGATCGACGCCTATATTCTTGGATTCGCTGTTGAGGCATCTAACAACTGGCTTGGTACTCCTGGGGATCCTGTGTCTGCCTACAACGATGTGGCCAGTGGTTACACTCGTCTGAAGGAAGAAGGGGTTGAGGACACTGATCTGCGGGCCGTTCTGTCTTACTACGACCGACAGGCTCTCGGCGCTAATATCATCAACATGCAGGGTATCGCGTCTGGTGGTAGTGGTAGCTCCTTCAGTCAAGGTAATGCGTCTATGGCTAATGCTGGTGAAGGTATTTATCGCAAGGGCTTTAGCGGCGCGATCGATGGTATTCCCACCATGTTTACACAGCAACTTCCCACTCTGGCTCTTGGTTCGCGTAATGCTGCCGACACGGCCATGAATGGTGCTAACCAATACTCCGACTATGCGAGCGTTGCTATTGCTAGTGGCCCGGGTCTCTTTCTGACTCAGACCATCAATATGACGGTCGGTACTGGTACGGAAACGGTTAGCGATGGTGAAGTGTTTACTATTGCCAACGTGTTCGCGTGGGATAATAGACTGCAGGCCCAACTTCCCCACCTTCAGCAATTCCGAGTGATCGGTAATTATACTGCTGTGTCGGGTGTTGTAGCTGCGATGACTATCTTTCCAGCTATTGTTGTGCAGAACGCCAGTCCCAGCGGTTCGGACTTTAATACCATCTCGAATAACACTGCTAACGCGACTGTTAATTCGATCCCTGGTAGTACGGCAGCTGTTACGTTTTTGGGTACCGCTTCGGCGTCTGTCCGTCAACGTGCTCTCCTTTCAAAGGATGCCATCGTTGTTAATACGGCTGATCTGATCATGCCTGCGACGGGTATCGGTTCTCGTAAGTCTTTGACTAAGGTTCCGATCTCGGTCCGTATGTGGCAGAACTCCGTCTTTAATACGGGCGAACACCAAGTCCGCTTCGACGTGGCCCTCTCGGCTAACGTGGTTGATCGGCGTAGGATTGTTCGTATCAACGGCTCTACTGGCACCGACGTCTAAGAACTCTAACGGGGAGGGCTCTTTTGGGTTCTCCCCACCTTAGGAGAAATGAATGACTAATCCAACTTTCTCTACTACTAAGTTGACGCCCGGAGCCGGTTGGGTTGAGCTCGCTGCCGGACCTTCCACAGCATTTCTACGAGTCAGCAAGAATGTTCATCATGTTCCAGTTTTTCTTTTCGTAGGATCTAGTGCCCCCTCTTTAAATCCTACTAATGCTACTGGTTCTGTTGTCTTTTCAACTGGTGTACCAACGAATGGCCAAACTGTTCTTATTGGTACTGAGACCTATACGTTTGTTACCAGTGGTTCTGCTCCTTTTGATGTTGTTATTGGAGCTACATTCCTTCTGACTGCAACTGCTTTTGCTGCGGCTGTCAATGCTAATAGTCAACTTGTAACCGCTGCGGACGTCAGTGGAACTGTTACTCTTACGGCCATTTCTAATGGTCCTGTAGGTAATTACACTGTCACTACGGCCGCTACACACGTGGTTGGTACGAGTTTGTCTGGTGGTGCTCTTGCTGTGGCAGGTTTCCGTATGGAGACCTGTGACACTCACTTTGATGGTGCCTATAGTGGTAATCTTTATGGACGTATTATCACCAATTCCAACGATAGTGTTACTGTTAGCGTCTGGCAACTTTAAATGACTAGTACCTCAATTCTCAGTATCATCACCGACGCCTTGCGGGAGACTAATCTAATTCCGCTTGGTGTTGTGCCTAGTGCTCCACAGCAAGCCGAAGCCTTCACAAAGCTCCAGGCCATTGTGTCTAGTGTGCTTGGTAATGAAGTTGGGGAAAACCTTAATCCTTTTCCTCTTGGTCAAGATAATATCACTAGTCCTGTAGGATATCCCTGGTGGAATAATAGTCTACCAGGGAACCTATTCGTTCCTGTTAATGCACGTATTATGTGTAATCTGACTGGTGAAGGTTTTATTAATCTACACCCTAAACCGCATGACGGTGCTCGTATGGGTATCGTTGATGTTGCCGGTAACTTTGCAGTCAATGAACTCACCATCTTTGGCAACGGTCGTATGATCGAAGGTGAGAGTGAAATGACCTATAATACTCCCGGAGAAATTCGTGAATGGGTATATCGAGAAGACCTAGGTAACTGGGTTGTAGTTATACCTATCACACTTGACGGTAATATGCCATTTCCCTCAGAGTTTGATGACTTCTTTATTATTAGACTAGCTGAGCGTCTTAATCCTCGTTATGGTCAGATTATGCATCCGGCCTCTATGGAGACGCTAAAGGAGATGACTACCAAACTTACAGCTCGCTATAGCCAAACCACTGTTCAAATGCCTGTTGAGTCTGGTTTGCTTTATCTCACCCATTGGAATCGTTTCTGGGGATATGGAGCTTATGGCCCTACCTATGGTGATCCCAACGATATGTTCAATTCTGGATTTCCTTATTAAAATGCC